TATGGACAACTCAAGGAGGAGCTCCATTATTTTGTTCCATTTTTGTTCAATTATTACATTCAGAAACTTGAACAACTTATACCGATTGGGGTTTCAAACAATAACGTACGGCTCAACTGGAATGGGCGTTCTACGGGTTCGCCGTCAAATGCATCCAATCTAGGTACTACACTATCAAATAACACTTCTCGTAGAAATAGTAACGCTTCATTATCTGTTGGTGAATGGTATCCACGGAAACCGTCCAATCAAATAGCAAACTGGAAGGGTGGCAAACGTCGTACGCGTAAATACCGCCGTTAAGCGACCCGTCCGCCCAGTTGCTTATATACTTCTATGAGTGAATCAAACGGAATATCATTCGCCGTACATAACTCACGAATGCGCATTTTTCCGTTGTAGTGGCATAACCAATAATTGTCCATAAACATCTTCTTTTGACTATAGGTGCGGATTTCGTCGGCAAGAATCTGACCGGTGGTCGGCGGTACCTTGAAATCGGTATCTATTTCTCCAACGTCTTCATAGCATCGCTGTGTCGGACCACGCTCTACAAATCGGCAGACTGTGCCTGATAAATCCTTATATACGATGATAGTTTCTATCCACGTATAATAGTCGCAGCCCATCTTCTTTCTTCTTATTGCCAGCGGTTTAGATTTCATCACGGACTGCCACAATTTCACAGTTTCCAAACGTCGGTGGCATATAGTTATAGATATGCCACGAGTGGACGCCGGACCGACCGTACTGCCACGGTGCCGCCCAACTAGGGCGCGCTTCTCCGCCCAAATATCCACTAGATGCAAACAATAACGAGTCCTTATAGCCCGCTCCAATAGATTCAAGAACGTATCGGAATCCACGGGTACCGGTGTTGGGTTTGAGTTTACTACCGACCAAATATCCGCACCAGATGACTTCAAAAATCCGTTCATCGCCTGGGATGGAACGCCGGCGAGTATTTGCAACAACAACAACCTTACGTAGTTCTGCATCTATATCGGGACGCTTCTTCGTAACCCAGACGTCAATATGGTTGGAGCGATTGACGGGTTTGGTCGAAACAATTTGCGGCGGCGGCTTGCCTTCGCCTATATTCATCATCCAATTACGAAATGACATTTGCCACATACCGCTAAACTGTAACCAATCCATTTTCTCGCAGCTGATCGAGCCGACCAACTTATTTGTCGGTGCCATTGCGTATGTATCTGTTCGCAGTGCTGTGCTAAAAAACGGCGTCACCGCGGTTTCGCGTGCCCAAAGATGCACTACGGGCAACTTTGTCGACGTCCAACAATCCATCATTCCAATCATGTAGCCCGCAATCCCTTTAGAACGCCACGACTTCGCGATACAGAGTCCCTCAATCACCCGCATAGCGCCGTAGTATAGCATCGCCCCCGTAGACAATTCAGTACTAGAGCCCGAAAACGGTACGCTCACAATCGTAGCTACAAGTTTGCCTCCAGTATCGTACACGCCTAATACTATAACGGAGGAGTCTTTCAAATACGTAGATACCCACGCCGGCTGGGCGTCCATATACCAGTCATCGCCGCCGTAACTTTCCGTCCAAAATGCGGACAACGTACCTACATCATCAATTGTTAGACGTACAGGAGACGATAGCCCCTCGGGCGTTTTTGGCTCGGCAGGAGGCTTCAGACGTAAAAACGTCCGTTGCATATGATCGGTGAACCAGGTGTCTATCCAACGGGGGGCGGCAACAGTTTTTGACCAAAATGGCATCTTACTACAATAACGCGTGCCGTCCTTATATAGTTACGCGGCATTGGGGGCACTTCCGCTCCCGTTGCCGTGCCGCTGTCAAACACGGCGTACAATAGACATGACCACAGTGGGTCATCACAATGTTCTCAGCGGTCACGGCGTCGTAGCAAATAGGGCAGCTAATAGGTTTTTCCAGTGCCAATGACATCTCAAGATGCTGTCGGGCAATGTGGGATGCAACGTCTACAGGGGCGGTGAGGACGGGTTCAGCGGCAATACGGCGAGGTGGGGGCACATTTGGCACAGCTGCAGGTGCCGGCGCCAGTGTGACTCCAAAACGTGCAAAACGGGCGGCACGAATACCCTCACGGAATGCTTCATATAAGAGGTGATTATTGAGGTCAGTGGCAAACCGAAACGGCAACGTATTGGGGGTCACAGGTGAATTTGTATATGTGCTTAGAACTGATGCGTGATTGACAAGCGTAGTACGATGCGTATCGCATAGATGGTCGTGCGGCGAGCCGACGCCAGCGCACTGTACGTTTTGGCTCGATGGAATCGCGTAACAGGTTTGCGCCGTATCTGTTTCTAGATTGAGCCCATCGTAGAGTTTGATAGCGATAGCCTCTTTGCATTTCTGTGTCATTGCGTCTTTCTCGTGCTTATCATTCTCGGTCTTCACACGTAACTTAAGGGCGTGTTCGTCGGCTTTCGCTTCGGCGTATTCCTTTTCGGTACCAGGTGTCTGTGTAATGGTCATCAAAGCAAACGCCTTGCTGGTTCGGTCCGCCGCCTTCATCAGCGCCGAGGTATTGTCGGCGTTGCGCGCCGCTTCCTTCGCCGCCTCTTTTGCAATACTCTGATTATGACTACCGCATAGTTGTTTGCTCGGTATTCCCAGTTTCGAAGTACAAGGGGTATAATTTGCTTTGATTGCTTTACACGGTGGCATACTATTCTATTTCCTAGCTCCGTTAGCCCCTGTCATTTTTTCTAAGCCCGCCTAAAAATTGACCCCGCCCTACTCCGCCCCCGAAACCACCAGCCCAGCTAGGATGTCCACACCCGCAACAACCCCAAATTCACCCCTTTTCCTTCCTGGACAGGCACTAACACAGCCATCATCACTAATGTTAGAAACCCAGGCGGTACCAAAGAATCTGAATCGCTGTAATCACGCTGATTGTAAGGTCAAACTGATGCTAAGTGATATGGCGTGTAAGTGCGGCTACCGCTACTGTGGAAAGCATCGGTATGCAGAAGAGCATCGTTGCTCTTTTGACTACCGGCAAGCTGCTGCAAAGAATCTTTCTACGAGCCTGGTGAAGTGCGTCGCTACCTCGCTTAAGCAGACTATCTAACAAAACAGAATAGGTATTGGTATTCGTAGCCAATAGGTGTGAGGTCAATGAATTGTTTGTAGGTGAAGCCGTTCGCCTCGATTTCCGAGACTATTTCGTCCATCTTCGGCATACGAAGATGGTGGATTTGCCGACGCATCTTTTTTGTATCTTTGAAACGGAACTCCTCACGGAATTCGGCACGATTATCGTCAAGGGAGAAATCTGCTTCATATTCAAATTTATCAAATGTGACCTTGCTCCGGGTGATACGTTCTTTAGAGTATTTTTGTACGCTGAAAGCGACAAAGGGGGAGGCGGCTTCTAGAATTGGATCGAACTTCTCGCGATTGACAAGGTGGACTACGAAGCAGCCGCCAGGTTGGAGCCAGTTAAATACATTACGGAACACCTGGTCCCTGTCACGTAGGTAGTAATAGGTAAAATAGTACATTGTGACAAGGTTGAACTCACTTGAACTAAACGAGCCGATATTTTCGGCTTCTTTGACTCGGTAATCATTCTTAGGATGTTTCTTACGGGCAACTTCAATCATTGCATCCGATGCATCCATACCGACCACCTTACCGACCCCTTCTTTACGGAATTCTTCGACGTCGCCGCCGGTACCACAACCGATGTCTAGGACCTCAATTGTATTTATTTCGGGACGGTATCCCTTTGCCCAAATAAGTGTAAGTCCTACTTCTTGTTGTTGTCGTACGGCGCCGTCAACAATCTTATCGTAGATTTTAGAGTAAAATGGATCATAGAGGGTTTCATTTCCTAGTATAATAACATCCGCTTCGGGCGAATCGTCGGGGTTCGCAAACGATTCTATATCGTCGAGCTCGGTCCGGCGATTTCCTACCATCATCCACCGAATGTAGAGATAGTTCGCCAGGAGTATAGATATAATCACCACCAAAACAATTTGGATAGTATCGAGTGTGTCAATACCTTCGTACCACTTAGCACCCATTCCTATTAGATGCTCTCAAATTACGCCGTGCAGGTGCGTACGCAAGACGCCACTAGATTTCGCATCTCACTATAAGAAATGGAGCCGAAGGCTACAAATAAACATACTCTTTGCGGTTATGCATGGGGCGATGTTGTAAATTCGCTAATTAAGGCAATAGGTGCGGGGGATATGGTACGATCCCAGCGTTGGGCGGCGGAGCTAGTATGTTCCGAGCAGGGTTTGGGCAAATTAGAAGCGGCGTTAGTGAATGCGTGGGCAACGCATGTAGCGTCAAATAATCCGGCGTGGTGTATGATGTGGGTTCATTCGGCGACGCAAATACGTGCGCTTTGGGCAAGGAGCGGCGAATCGACAAAGGCGATAAGAAATACGCCGCAGGTGCGACAGCACGTAGCAGAAGCCGTGTCCAGCCTGGTTTTATCGGAAAAAAAGCAGTTGCCAAAGTTGCCGACGTCTGACGATTGTTTCCGTGATGCAGAGGCGATGCGTACCCGATTTCGGACAGGTCAGGGAGTTGTAGACCAGTTAAGTACCCGCCGTACTTGGGCAGCCGGTATTGAAAGCAATGACCTGCTGAAGATTGGTAACGAGTTTGAGGCGGCGTGCCGTGCAACAAATCTCAATCGTGCCCTTTTTTGGGTCATTTGGTTCATTACTCTGGATACGCAGACTGAGCAACCGACGGTAAAAGAGCGTGGACCGAGCTACCTGACTCCCAAACAACGGAAAAGTGTGATGTGGTTTTTAATAGATGTAATGAAGGACCTGGCGAACGATGTGGCATTTTTATCGACGGACGAGCGCGCGGGCATCTTCAATGCAATAAATATTACTTGGAATAAGTTGGGGGCAAAAGGGCGACGCGACTGTCTCGCTGCATTGACAATGATGATTTGCGAGCATATTGCGCGCCGGTCAACGCCGCGGCTGACGGCGGGACCGAATATCCCGTCTTACGATGCGATTAAGTCGCAGAATTCGGGCATTGATAATATTTATACGGCAATAGCGGAAGAGGCACGTAAGTTTATGTTAGAAGCACCGAAGATAAATGGGCTGGTAGAGGATGCAGCGGCACGGGCGGCAGCCAAGCTGTCGGCGGTAGATAAGATGGCGTTGGCGTACGCACTTCTTTCGGGATCGGGCGGTAAAAAATAAATGACCCGCCACGCTAGAATGGCGGCACAACTTTCAGCAACGCCGGTTTTGAATAAGAAACTTACGGATTTTTTGGATAGTATGAAAGGATCGTTTTCTAAAATCGCTACGGGTGCACGAACCTATGCGATTGATACCCCGTCTACGGGGTTTCCGTTTTGGGGGATGCTTATTGTCGCGGTCGTGGCTATTGCAATTGTAGCCTGGTATATAGATTATCGGCAGTACTTGGAAACGCCGTATAATATTGCGCGTATTACTCGTGATAATGTGAAAGCGTCTGACCATTATAATATAGATAATCCGAGACGTAAGGGTATGCCGGATTTGTACAATACTCTTGTAAGCCGTGGCTATAAAGAGGAGAATCTTGCGTTTACCAACTTTTATGTGAGTACGGTGAATGCGGGTGGCATTTTCTTTCCTGGGGTCAATGGCATAGTGTCTACAGATGCTGTACGGCTGGCGGTAGCGGGCGGGGCACGGGCGTTTGTCTTTGATTTATGGCCGGATGTAGAGCCAGGTGGCGACTTTGGACCGACGCTTCAGGTAATTGAGGCGGATAGTATGTGGCGCCGTACAACGCTCAATGCGCTGCCGTTTGTGATGGCTCTTCAGGCGGTTGTTGCTCAGGCACTGGAAACGCCAACCAATCCCGGTCATCAAGACCCGCTCATACTCTATTTACGTTTCCGTGGCAATCCACGAGCAGAGACGTTTGATAAGACTGCCGACGCACTTCAGTCGGTGATTACACCATTCCGTATGGATTTGTCCTTTAATAATTGTCGTGGGGCGGACCGCTTATTCAAGGTACCGATTAATCAGCTCTTCTCTAAGGTTATTGTTGTATCTAATGTTCGAGGATCAGGACGTTTTATGGATTTCGTCAATTTCTCTATAAAAGATGGTATCCAGTTGGAGTATCCTGCGGGGCAGCTTCAGACAATTTCGGGCGACCAAGCGGGAGAGGCGAAGAAGAAGATTTTGATGAATCTGACATTTGTTGCTCCGTTGAGCGAGGACCCGACGGCACAGTCGAACGATTATGCAGTAGGTGCCGCACAGGCGTTGGGCATTCAATTTGTGGCGGTGAACTTCTGGGGCGGTGCAAAGGATAAGACTCTTGTGAACTACATGAAGATGTTTGGAAAATACAGCTTTGCCTTGAAGCCGCCGCCACTCCAGTATATTATTACACGTTTGGATCCGCCGCGGCAGCCACCGAACTACAATTGGGGCGATCCGGCAAAGGGAGAGGCAGGTACGCCGAAGACCCCGCCGGATATCAAGCCGCCGGTCTAAGACCGCCGGTAAGGACCACCGGTTTGAGACCGCTGGTAAGGACCGCCGGACCCGCAAAATTTGATAATACTGTTTACAATTTACAAGATTGTAAACAATGTTTCGTAAAGTCTTTCGTATGTTTATTGTGTCTAGGGAACCGGCGCTGCTAGGACGATGGACAATCACCGATATGAAGCAGAATAAGATTAAGATTGATTGGGCAAATGTGGATCATTGCGGTACGTGTAGTTATGAGAAGCCGAAGAAAAAAATGGATGTGCCAGAGGTCAAACCAAAGACAAAGTAAGGGCACCGGCAATAGAGTCCAAATCGTGCGACCGAATACCTGTCCACCACTGATGGGTTCCGCACATTGTAGGCACGAAGGCGAACTCGCCAAAAAATCTCGTAGATTCTTCCATGGTTGGTGTTTTGAAATGAAGTTTTTCTACGGCATCGCTAATAAAACAATCCTGTGCACTTTGGATAGGCAAATTCAAAGAACATACGTGTGCCATCATGCTGCGTTTGCGGTAGGAGAGCCCGCCACCACCGGCGGCATTAGGTGCCCACGGCCACTTAGACGCCACATAGTCGTAGTTTTCAATCTCGGCGGGCAATGGTTTCATCAAATAGGTATCGGTCTCCATCATGAGTAGGTGCTCTTCGAGAAAAAGTTCCCAAAACCGCCATTCTTGTAAAACCGTATTGTATTCTGTCTTGCCCGTTTCAGGTGTAGCGAGCCCTTTGAAGAAAGGAATAATACGAATCGATGCAGCTTGCGAACCCGCACACGCTTTCACGTACGACTCATTGACATCGCTACAAACAACGGTGATACTCCAACCACGGGCGTAGTAGGCGGCGTTTTGTAGACAGAAACGGAGATTGGGGTGGCAACGGCGTTCTACGATAACAACAGTCTTATTTCCATTGTTAGGAATTACAGAGTTGTCCCAGTACCGCTGGAACTCGGCACCGTAGCGGTGGTTAAGAGTAGCGAAGATGAACGGCTCTAGTTCCATACGGCAACTATGTAAGAATTCAGGCTCATCTTTGAATTTACGTTTGGCAATCTGCTGAAAAGCGGCGTAGATAAGAGCAGCTTCGTATTTGATAGACATTCTATCCTATATGAATTAAGATTGGTTTAGATTAGCGGCGGCGCTGCCGACGTGTTTTACGCTTGCGTGGCTTATTAGATCCAGCCTTGGACCCGTTTGGTATTACTATACTACACTGAACATCGGTTGCTTCTACAAAAAACGAACCATCGCTGCCATCGCCGCCGTACTGCTTAGGTTGACGTCTGTGTGTTTTTCTTCTACCACCGGCAACAGGTGCTCGAAATAGTTTATTATATAATTTTTTATATGTATTGTATATTTGCCGATAACGGGCTTTATCCTCTGCAGTGACTTCAGGATAATCGCCGGCATTTGTATCCAAACGAGTAAGAATGGCTAAAATCTCTTGCGGGTGAATTCGTGCATCACAGTCAGGAAAATTCCAGCACATACCAATATCTCCTCCTCGCCCCTGTGCATATTCATCATTGCGAGATTGTAGAAGATTAAAATAATTTTTAAGTCCAATATATTCATCTTGGTGAAGATTTACTTCACCGTTTTGACGACGATGAACAAATTGAATTACCGGTCGTACTTCTGTTTCATAGGTTTGTGCATCATCGCCTTCAGTATGGAGAATGGGTAGCAAAGGGTCGGTACCGGCGCCGTTGGGGTAAGTTATATTAGGATAAACGATATTATTAGAAACGATGGCATTTGCTAGTGGTGCGGGTGGAATTGCTAAAGGAAATGAATTTGATGGAAGTGCATAGGCTACAACATTATTTCGTGCAACTGGATGCGCATTAGGAGCAGGAGGAAACATCGCATTAATTTCAGCCTTTCTTTCAACGGAAATTTTAACCGGTGCATTCCATATAGCAACAATAAGTTCGTTTTTCACGTTTTCATTAGTCTCTATATGAACTTTAGCTTGAAGAGCTAATGCTGTTTCTCTTAATTGACTGAATCGAATAAATTTTTCAGAAATACCTCCTCCGCCAGTATTACGACAATCTTTATCATATGGATTACCAGGATTACCTACATGCGGCACAGGTCCTTCAGCTAAAGAAAGTTGATAGTGCCGATGATCTTTACAAATACGCCCACATTGTGTACACCACGTTACATATCCATCAGCATTTTTATATTTCTGGTATAAGGAGCGTGAATAAGACACATTCATATTAGGACATTTATGCCCAAATAAATAATTACATCCATCAACACGAGATACATACGATAAACAGATTGGACAAAAAGACCAATCTGCAATTTCCTTGCCATTACGAGAAAAAATAAGATCTAGAAAGGTAATATCCCCTTTTGTATATCCCTTCCACTTTTCTGAAGGTGCGTCCATATTGCCAGCCAACCAAGTATTGTAATCGTCTGGACCAATAATATGATAGATTTCTGTAAATGTTAGAAGTTTGTCGCAACTATAGCAAGGAATTTTATCTTTTGGAAAAAGTTTATGACGTTTCAAATGGTTTATAAATTTGTTTTTAGAAATAGCAGCCAAGGCGTTATGTAAGTGAATATCATATACCCGTGAATTTGCTTCAGCAAACTCTAATGCTACTGGAGTTATTCGTATAAATTCATTTGATAAATTCTCTATATATTCATTAATTATGGATAGTTGAAGTCTTGGCGCATCACCAACCATAGCTGGAAGGTGCTGTATAGCTTGATTATAGTAAAGTGCTCCTAAATTATATATAAATCGGAAACCAAAACCTGCCGCCATGCCCACCAGTCGCTTGTATTTTGTTGGAAAGAGTTGGAGTTCAACAAGACGATTGCCAATTAATGCAAGTGCTTGATCCTCAGGAATATCAAATCCAAATTTGGTCATAATTTGTTTTGCCATAAATTTTTTATTGTCTAGAATTTCATAATCTTCAGAATCATATCCTGTATCAGGATAGTTTGCCCAAAATGTTCGTATCCGTGCTTCAGTATATAAACCACGATTTGTACGCGATCCAATGTCAAAATTACTTGTTAATGGAACTACAATATTAACTTGAGTTAAAGACTCATCGGTGGGAAAAATCATACTTTTCACTCCGCCTGACTGTAATGCAGGAGCTAGAGAAATACCATACATTGTTCGTACAGACCACGCTGTAAAGACACTAGCAACCCATTTTGTCCAATATTCGGGCATAGACCGGCGACTTATTGACATTCCAGGAGCATAACATGTCTTATCGTATGCCGCCCGTTTAGCCATACGTATATCAAAATGACTACCATGAAATGTATCATGATCGTATGGAACACCATTGACTAAAACTGTAAATCCACGACTTATATATTTTCTTATACGCTTACGAATAAATATATTAGCGTCCCGTAAATTTTGTATATAATCTTCTTGTAGGCTGCCTCGCTTACTTCTTATATCATCAAGATGTGTAGTATATACTTTATCACCATCATACCAAACCTGACAAAATGTCAAATCAAAATTTGTTACAACCTGTTGTGGAGTACGGCGATTACGAACAGACATAATATCTATTGTCGTATTTTCAGGAAGTTTAAATGTATAAACACGGCGAATACCATTTTTACGTAAAAATGATGTACAGTAACGACTGGCAGTAATAGCAGTATAATAACCTGTAGCAAACATTGGATCTTCGGAAGTAAACATACGATCAATAAATCGGGATATTGTTCGTATAGGAACATAAATGTCCATATCATTTGGTGTATCTATTCTAGCTGCATCTACGGGCTCAGGATTCCACGCAACAACAGATTTCAAAATACTTCCGCCGGCAATAACTCCGCCACATTCTTGTAGAAGTCCGTTCAAGATTGTAAGACGTTCTGCGCCGATTCGAGCAGTCAATGAGGCTCGAACTAATGGAAGCCATTCAGGAACCTCTACAAACGGTAACACCGCCGGTAAGGCATCTTGAACCGCTGGTACGGGTGCCGGTGGCGCAACAATCATTGGCATCCCTTATCTTAATTTATACATACAATAAAAATTTAGAGAATAACTTTTCTATATCTTTAGTAAATAGGATGCAGTCGTATCATTATCCGCCGCCTAAATATCGTCTGCCAGCACCGCGGTATTTACCACCTCCGCCTAATATTCCGTTGTCTGAGGATGAGATTACAGCAGATGCGATGTATATTCCCTCCCGATTGATTGGACCTTTACTGGATTTTGAGGATGTAGATTTCAGTACTATATATCAAAAAGCAGGTGATTGTATTGCTAATCTACTTACATCGTCTCTACGTCCTGCTAGACCGTTTGTTTACATTAAAGGAGGAGATTATATGGCATTTACAACTGAAGTTGAAAATAATAATACAGATGACGATATGAGCATCACGATTTTAAATTCTGAATACTCGGTTGAAGATATTCCTCCAGAGTTGGGAATTGACTCTTTACAACGTATTGATTATAGAGAGCCTGATGTTACTTCCTTGAACCGTATTAATAATTTGGATTTAACGGATATGGCAACGGTGGATATTCCGCAACGATGGAGAGATAGAGGAATTGGTGTAGATAGTGCGAATGCACATTTTATGGATAAACCCTCTTACTGGAGGAAAATGGTAGAATTTTTGGACCAAAGAACACCGGCGTTCATCCAGAAAGTCCGTGATGAGATTAGTCGGCGGTATATTATTATGACAGATCCGCACAGTCCTGAAGTTCAACGCCAGCTTTTTCAGGCACTGGAGCAGTGCCGTATGTCAGGAGTTCTACCCAATCTACAGAAGGGAGTGAACGCGCGGCAACGCCGTGTGGAACTCCACGGCTTGACCGAAATCTCCAGAAATAAAAACACTCCGTGGAATGTAACACGTAGTATTGCAAAATTTGTAGGTAAACCTAACAAAACTCGCCGAGGCAGAAAAAGTCGTAAAGTACGACGCACACGCAAGCGTAGGTAAATATGCCCCTAAGAAAACCTGAATACCCGGTAGGTAAATGAGCACCTACACGCCGTATAAGCCCCATCATCACCATGCCGTAGAACGGCTTGGTGAAGAGACATTTGACAATACTTATATACACGAATTCCGTGCCGCCGTACGGGACGCCGACCCAAAATCAATCGTTGTACTCAACAACCGCCAAGTTGTAGGCTTTGCCTTACTCAGACATACACGAATGTTTCGGTATTTGGATACCATAGAACTTGCCTACTTAGTTGTCCACCCCGATTTTCAGGGCAAACAAATTGGCTCAACTCTATTAAAAAAAGTAAAAGAGTTAAGTCCTAATGTTATTCTCGAGGTCTCCTACGATAATCCAGCAGCGGAGCGGCTGTACCGACGCCACGGATTTGAGACGTGGCGGCACCTTTACACGAAAGCCAACGGCGGATACTTGCTGGGCTGGTCTAAACAGCGGCACGAACTGACGCCTCGGCTACGGTCACATCAATCTCTACCAGCGGATGGAACAACGGCTCCGTCGACGACGCATCGCCCTTGAAACGGTAGCAGGCGTAGCCGCCGTTTTCGGTCGAGTTCAACTCGCAATCTACCGCCGACTTCTTCATAACGTCCAAAATGGAATCGCTTAGATGCTTCTTGGACATTAACAGCTTAAAAATAGACTGGTCGGTCGTATCGCCACCGTCAATAATTCCAATCGTCTCATCGATAAGACGCTCCTTAAGCTGCCGCTCCGAGAATTTCATCACGTAGGTGAAAATATCCACGTTGCGTTCGTCGACCGGCAGGTCCATATGCGAGCAGATACGAATCGCACGACCCTTCACCTGGTCAAGGCGGACATAGTTCCAATACGGCTCCATAATATGAACCTGGCGAACATTGGCAAGCGAAATACCCTCGGCACCCGACTGGGTAATCATAATCACTTTGACGATTTCGCCGTGTAAATTCGTCTCGGCACCCGTCAGCTCTTTGACTTGTGCCGCCAGCGTTCCAGGTACACGACCCCACTTGCCGTTAAAAATTGCCAGTAGGATATTACGCTTCTCACGCTCCTCGTCGCCGGTGTAGGTGATGTAACGCAAGCCCGCACCAGCACCGGCGGCAATGGTTTCAGGCGACAACGCCCAGTCACCGCCAGCCGTTTTCACAATATCAAACTTCGTATACTTTTGTTGGAATTCCAGGGCAACCGAAAACAGACCGACGCCCTCAAGAGTCTTGAAGTTAGAATAGACAAGCACGGGTCCCTTGGACAACGTTAGCCGGTCAAGAATCGCCTGAAATTTAGGGGAAATCGTTGGTAATGCTTGAGGTGAAAAATATGTAGCGGCATTGCTACGTAACATCGCAACGGCGGCAGTGAGCGCTTCTGCATAAGTAGCGGGCGGCAACGCATTTGCCGTATTTTCGGCAACACCGGTGGCGGCAGCCGTTTCCTCGGCGGCAGTCGGCGTGCCGGCAGCGTCGTCGCTTGTCATTTCGTCACGCTCACCTGCCTCCACAGCTTCGGCGACCTTCTCCACCTCGGTGACCTCGTCTTCGGAATTGAGTACTTCGTCGTCGGTGACCAGCGTCGGTTTCTTTGCACCAATCATTTTGAGAACATCGCGGTAATCGGCGGGAATAGGGCGTTCGTAGTCGGCAGGGAAGACAAAGTTACAGGCGGCACGCGAGAAAATCTTAAATGTAGAATTAATATTCTTTGAAATCTGCGTATAGACACTCTCGCTGCTAGTAGGCTTCTTATCCTTACGCGCACGGACCTCTTTATCAATTTCGGGTTTACGCTGCTCGGTGTATTTCTTAAGTTGTAGGTCACTCATATCAAGCATTACGACTTCATCGCGGTTGACGGTCGCCATCAGGTCCGCCTTGCCGCCCTTATAGTAAGAAATGAGTCCAGACAGGCGTGCCATTAGAGGTAGAGCAAGCCGCGGCTTCACCTCTAACTTATCCGTATCAATGAAAAGTTCACGGAATTGCTTTTCGGTATCAGGCAGGCGCGAGATAGATTTGTAGGTAACAGCGGCAAACGAGGTGACGCCGGCGGTTGCCAGGTCAGCCTTTACACGCTCAAACCACGCTTCTACATTACGCTCACGATTCACTTCGGTACTCATTGTCGCCATTGTCTCATCGCGAATGAAGCCGCGAAACACGCCTGTAGCGGGGTCGATAACTTTACGGCAGCCGCTGGGTACGGGTGTAATACGAAGGGTGGAGGCGGATATTTCGGGGCGGGGCACAACTTCGGCAAAATCCACTTCTGGATGCGCATCCAAAAGCCGTTTAATCTGAACACGCTTATCCAAACCGGATGTATTCACTTCAACCATACGAATGTCACCGGCAAGTACATTCGACAATATAGCTATTTCTTGGGCGAAATTGATAATAGGCGTCGCCGAGAGTGCGATAATTTTACAACCGACCGCCGAGCACAACATACGGTACAGCAAGTAGGAGATACGGTACTTCTTACCGACCGAGCAGAATTTAGGGACGTATTGGACTAGGTCACGGGGCTCGTCCTTATAGGTCTGTTCAAGCGCCGAGTTATTAATAGTACGAATCAAATTGTGAACCTCCTCAATAATAATCGTTGCACCGTCAAACATTGTGGGGTGATTACACGCCCAATCACGTACCTGACGCTCTAACAAGCCGTTGTAGTGTATGAATTGAATGCGGTAGTCCATGTGGTCAACGATTTGCTCGGTAATTTCACGGCGCTGCTCGGGTCGCAGCATGTCGAAGTTAGGCTTTTTAGCACGCGCGGGGTCCGGCACCCAGCCACCGCGCCGCTTTTTCACCGAGCCCAACGGCAGACCTAGAACTTTTGTTAGAAAGTCCAGCTCTGCAGAGGGTACCTTTACCGAAGCTACTGCAACAAACGTCCAGTAGTTATTTGTACGGAAGACAAAGGGTCCGCATTTGGTGATTTCGTCGCGGTAGTTGGGGGATAGGGAGGCAGGGGTCATAACGTAGACGGGCTTTTGACCGGCTTGCCACAGTGCCTCTAGACCGGCAATAGAGGTACAGGTCTTACCGGAGCCGAGACCGTGGTAGACAAGGACACCGCGGTATGGTGAGGGTTTTTGGATGTAGTCGCGCACAAATTCCTGGTAGGCGAACGCTTTTACCTGGGTCTTGGAAGCAGCTGCAGCCTCCGCACACGCATCGGGATTGGGTACGGCGGAAATAGGAGGGAGTTTGTATCGGCGATACGATTGGATAACAAAATCTTTGAAGGCGCGACGATTTGTAGGCATAAATGCGTCTGGCGCCACCTTAATTTGCCTTTGGTCAGTCTTTTCAGTTAGACGAGTGGCAAGTTTGGCAAGGGCATCAGGTGCTACAGGCACTTCTGGTTCTGGGGGAGGTGCCATACGGACACTGGGTTTAGTTGTAGCTGCAGGCGTGCTTTCGGCAGCGGCGGCAGGCTCAGCGGCAGGCTCAGCGGCAGGCTCAGCAGCGGCAGGCTCAGCAGCGGCAGGCTCAGCAGCGGCAGCAGGAGTTTCTTCAGTGGCAGCAGCGCGAGGCGCACGAACCGTTTTGGGCTTTACCGTCTTGGGCAGAGACGCCTCAACAGGTACAATATCGGCTGTGCCGCCAGGCGCTCCACTTACACCGACGCCGGTTCCCATTTCGGTCTCCGCCATTTCGGTGGGGGCGGCAACTGTCAACGATTCCTGTAACTCGTAGATGGATGGTGGTGGAGGAGCCATACGAATCTTGCCAGCCGCAATAGGAGATACAAACCGGGGCGGACCTCGCGGTTTAGGAGCTGACATAGTATTTCCTTACCTTATTTCATTAAAATAAAACCAAAGATGTGACTAGGATGGCTACAGAGCGTAAACCACTTGAACGTAAGAATAGTGCAATTTTTAAGATGAATAATGCAGTTGCCCAATCTCCAGCAGCGGGGCAATCACCGACAATGCCTGCTCCGAGTTTAGATTTACGAAAAAGTTATGGAACAAATTGGACAAAATCCAATGTATCTGTATTATTTGAATGGGTCACAATTGCGGCATATAACATACGCTGTCTAGAATTAGCGATTGCGCATTATCGTAGAAAAATAAGAGCAAACACAATTCTTGGCATAGTTTTATCCACTTTGTCAGGAACTATAGCAACCGCTCAAGCCGGTTTTCCAAATAGTGTAACCGTCAATCTTACTATAATACTTAACGTAATATTCATTGTAATGACATTTAGCATAGCGATTATGACAGGTTACATTAAAATTTATCAAATTCAAGAAAATCTTGAATTAAATATTAAGGCGAAACAAGATTGGATTTCATTTAGTGCGGATATTGCCTCGGAGCTTCAATTACCGATTGAACTTCGTAAGGATGCCTTATGGATGATTATAAAGAATAAAAATATTTATCTTGATTTGCTCAAAACGAATTTAGAAATACCAGTTGGTGTTACTAGACAAGCCCAAAAAGATTTGAAAACGGAGACAAAATTAGATATGGATGTATCCAGTTTGCCACGAATTTTAATGGATATAGCTATACAAGAGATGCGTGATATTAGTGTTGATAATAAAGAAGACCGTATTAGTTCTGTTGTACAAAAACAATTAACACATCTTGTGACGCAACCGGCTGATTCTCTCGCTTGGAAAACAAAAACACAATTGGACTCTATTTTAGAAGCAAATGAATTGGTGCCTGAGAGTAGTAAAGGCAGTGTAAAAGACATTCATCAAGTTGTAACGTTGGATATGAGCGGATCGCCTACTCATCCTCATTTGGAATTACGCCCAACTTAATGAGAGCACGTCGGCTTGCCTCCTGTTCGGCAACCTTCTTATTTCGTGCGACCGCTGTGGCAACAACGGAGCCGTTGGGTGCAAGAACGCCCATTGTGAATGTACGGTCGTGAAGGGGTCCCTCCACCAGGACTTCCTTGTATTTGGGCGGGGAGTGGTAGGTCGCTTGGTAATATTTGAGTAGCTGGTCTTTGAAGTTATTATCTTCACTGATGAGTGCTACAAAGTCTACCTGGGTTTCGAACAAGTTGATTAGCCAGGTGCGGACTCTCATAAACGCCGCACCAGGATTCTGTTCCACCAGGTCTAGGTACATTGCACCGCACCAGGCTTCGAGCATACTGCCGAGGATGCGGAGATTGTGGCGACCGTTACAGACATCCTCTACGTGTCGGCTAAGGACAATCCAGCGTTGAAATCCAATTTTGAGGGCAAGCTCGCCGAGCTGCTTATTATTCACTAGGCGTGTGCGAAGCCGCGTTAGGAATCCTTCGTCCTGGTCTGGGTACCGCTCGTGTAGGTACAGGGCAATTACACAGCCTAGGAGCGAATCACCGACGAATTCAATCGCTTCGTTATCGGCAGAGGCGAGCGGCATACATCCTTCGGGTTTGGGGGCGATAATAACGGGCTCGCCGGCGTCCTTGCCACTGGTAACGGGTCCTTCAGGTCGGTCCACGTAGGAGCTGTGAATACAGGCTTGGCGGAAAAGTTCCCAACGGCGGGGCTTATCTTTGATGCCGTAAGCACGGAGAATGGCAAGAATCTCAGCATCCGGTATGCGCCGGTTAGTGAGATTCCAGGGATTGTAGACTTTTGGCTCGTCTGGTGCTGCCATAACGACCAGGTGGGGTGAAGATGGCTCGCTCATAGTGCTATATCTATCAACGACGTTTTGACTTTAAACGGTTCATTTTTCTTGTGCGTTTGCGGTTGCTGCGGCGGCGGCGGGTACGTCCGCCTCCAACATTTCCTCCTGGTGGTCTTCCTGGTGGCGGTGGTGGTGGCAGTGCGGGTTCCCGTGGAGGTTCATTGCCAGGAGGATGTAAAAAAAATAAATCAATAATCTCATCATCTCCAAGTTCATTCGCAAAATCTAATGGAGACTTTCCGTTATTATTTAAAATAGTTTTATCAGCCCCTGCTTCTAATAGATCTTTTGTTACTATAGAATCACATAGAACAACTGCTAAATGTAGTGCTGTATCTCCATCTTTATTTTTCAGATTTATATTAGCCCCTGCTTCTAACAGAGATTCTATTACTATAGAATCACATGTATTAACTGCTAAATGTAGTGCTGTGTTTCCATCTTTATCTTTCAGATTTAGATTTGCACCACGATTTATAAGTTCATCTATCAAGGTATAATAATCATCATCCGGAACGTTTTCCATACTAATTTGGTTTATTATACGCATAAGCGGGGTTCTGCTTGCCACCCCTGGTTGAAAATTCAATAAATTAGGATGAGCCTCAAGTGCTTCTATTAAACCTTCTAAATCCGCATTTCTTATGGAGTCTGTAAGTTGTTTCGCAGAAGTAATAGCTGCTGCTGCCATCTTATTTACGCCTCTTATTATTAAGTGTTCTTTTTTTGGTTGTCCGTCGCCGCTGCCGACGTGTGCCACCGCCCTTCTTTGTCAAAAAGTACGCACCGAGGGCGAGAGGTACGGGACCAACGGGACCGGTGGCAATTCCTTTTGCGACCCCGAGCAGTCCGTCCTTACTTGCTGCAAACGCAAAGAAACTGGGCTCGCGGATTTTTAAATAGTAATACATTCCGCCGAACGCATTCCAGATACTTTCAGTATCATCCCAGCAGGCGGGCATACTTTTGCCGAGGGCAACTGCACCGAAACCCTGTAACATACGACCACCTCTGGGATCGCGCATATATGTTGGAATATCTCGGCAACGGCAGAGGATGGGGACGCCGTCGACCGATTCGGGTGGCGTGAACACCTGACCGCCAAAGTCGGATTTTGTAAACTGTTTACGGTAGGGTCCCCATACTTCACCGGGATATCCAGGTAAGG